CATAAGTTCTCCTGCCGCCAATTGAGTTGCAACTTGTTCGCCCACTGAACTTCGGAGTGCAAGTCTCAAAATTTCGTCGTCTGATTTACCCTCGCCTACCCATTTTTCGTGTTGCTTGAGGAAGACGGCTCCTCTGTTTTGTGCCGAAAGATTTGAAGATGTCAATCCTTCTGCTTTCCGGTGCCACACATTGCCTTTATTAGAGTAGTAATCATTTACAGCAGTATCAATTCCCCCAAATAATTGTCCAGCTACTCCCTTTATAGCTGTATCGGCAAATGTGGTAAGGGCATACTTACCTGCTTTTTCCCAAAAAGTAAGGTTATCATCATCATCGTCTTTTACATTCTCTGCAGCTTTTATATTCGCTGCAGCGCCATACGCACCGAACAGCGACGATGATTTCCTTGTACTTCCAGTATCACTTATCAGTGGACCTTCTGCAACTTTATATGCCATTTTAAACTCCTATCTAGAATTAGTTTTCGAAGGTTTACTCATTAAAGAAGAAGTGTTCTCTATAATTTTATCTAGATTTAAATCTTTATCATCTTTTGGAGTTTTAATAGATTGCAGTCTGTCTTTAAAAGAGTTTCCAGAATTTTTTGTAGTTTCTTTTTCTTCTTCTTCTTCGTCGTCATCGTACTCCCAGTTGTCAAAATCGTCTGGGTCATAAGGGTCGTCGGGGTCTGTCACAATTATAGCTCTAATACCTTCTCGTTCTGAAATTCCTAAAAGTAAGTAAGCGAGAGGCTCTGCTAACAATAGCATGAGGTCTGGATTGAAAACTCCTTCTTCAAAAGAGTTTACTAGTATTCCTTGAACAAGGTCCATTACAGGAACACCTTCAGCTAACGCATTCATAATAACAGGAAAATTGTCGTCATCTAGAATTATACCCACACAGTATTTAATACCTTCTTCTTTTGTGGTGATTGAAGGAGGGCGCTCGTAAGCAGCAGGATTGTCGGGGTCTTCCGTTAAAGACTGCCCCGGAATTGGCCTGTCTGTTTTACTTGCAAATTTTTCAATTTGCTGTTCGCTTATTGCCATCTATAATTTCCTTATGTGTGTGTAGTGCTACGCGAGTAGTGAATAGTTTGTAGAGTCAGGCTTAACGCCAAGGGCCATCGGTTGTTCATACTCAGCATTCATAGCGTTAATAAAATGTGTTGAGTTTCTAAAATAAGAATTATCTGTGATATTCTCTAGGCTATTCATAGCGTTAAAATTACTTTGCGAGGGGTCACCTAAAGAAGCACCAGGGCCTCTAGGATTCGTTACAGATGCTATCAGGTCTGCGCGAGATTTGGGCATAATTTGTGTGTTATCTGGAATTTCATCGTATTCTGCTTCTGCTGGTGACTTAAATAAACTTACAATTGTGTCAGTTGCAGTCTTTGTGAATGTTTCTTTATTAAAAAACTCATCAAAAAAGGACGAAGAGTCATCATAGGGTTTAATATGTGCTGCCTTGGGCATGTTCACAATTCCTTGGTTGACAAGGGCTTTTCCGGCTGCATTCAAATTTAAATCATTCAAATTCTCCAAAGTAATTTTCTCCGGGTACAAATTTTTATTAGCCGAAACATGTAACTCACTAATAAGTTGGTCAGCGGACAGAGGAGGCGTTGCTAGTATTTTCGAGGGTATAACTCCTTGTGCGCTCACTGCGGATATTTGGTCGTTTGAGAGAATACCCCCAGAAGTTTTGTCCCCTAAACTTTTGATAGTATTAAGGGGAGGACCACGGTTAACTCTTGTAACTTTTGGAAGAATACGACTAACACTTTCTTCTACAATTTCAGGGTACATTTGATTTTTCCATATTTTTCCAACGTTGCCTATTTTTTCTGTAGTAGCTTCTGCTCCGTAAGTAAATCGACTTGTAATGTTTTTAAAAATTATCCCAGCATCAGTGCCGACTTCGCCGGTAGCCTTACCAGTTATTTTGTCTATAACAGGAATATTAGTGTCTAAACCCATCGAATTTCCAATTCCTTTTGCTATGTCGCCCACCACACCCGTTACGGTACTCGAAATAGTGCGAAAAGCACTTATTCCACTTTTAGCAACAGTACCCGCAATTTGAAATACCTTCTGGGCTAATGATGCAGCCTGACCCCAAAAGCCTGCTCCTTTTGCCGCAGTACCTAAACCTGTCATAAACCCACTACCTAACGTTGTCAGTCCTGTCATAGCCCAACCCGCTAAATACGGCGCAGCAAACATCATACCTATTTGACCAACAATACCTAGCTTATTGGTAAACTTACCGACAGCTTTAAAAGTTTTTTTTATACCCTTACCAATTTTTTTAAAAACTTTTCCAACAGATTTAAATATATTTTTAAACATGTTATTCTCCTAGATATTTCTACCGAATATTATTTGTTCAAGTGAATTTGCTAATGTTGTAACAAGAGACCTATTCTTTGATTCCATTAGCGTTGTATTTGAGTAGATTGATGCTAATATTTGCATACCTCTCTCCGCTGTATTTTCCTTTGATTGCTGATTAAAAGCAGCATTGTCTCTTAGTGATTGCCAAACATAGTTTTGTTCCGCAGAAGTTACTCCAAAAGCAAATTGAGCCGCTTGTTGATTTGAAGCATTTTGAGCAGCAGAATCAATAGTGTTCTGCTTTCTTCGCCAATTAACATTTGACTGCTCTATAGTTTGTGCATTCGCAACGTTCCAAGCGTCAGTTCTAAACTGTACATCATTATCATATTGAGCTATCTGATTAGCTAACTGATTATTAAATTTACCAGCGTCTAATTCATTTCCAGCATTCAGAGCAGAAGCTTTGTTTGCTTCAGTTGCATTCAACTGAGATACCGCAGTAACTTGCTGTGAATTAAACTGTTCTAGCTGCTGTCCAAGACTTGTTATAAACTGATTTGTTTGGTTTTCAGAAGTAGAATTAAACTGTTTTGAAGCATTTACAGCAGCTTGGTCTGACAGCATTCTTTGTTGTTTAAGCTGTTGGTCTAACACTACTGCTTGTTGTTCATTATTTAGATTAGCCACATCTAGCGCTAAAAAGTTTTGAGCATTCTGTATTGCTACTTTAGTTCTTGAGTCAGCAGTTTGTATATCCATTGAAGCAAGTGTCGTAGCATCTTGTATAATTCCCTGCTGTCTTGCGCTAAAATCAGCCGTGGTCATTGTCTGCATGAATTTACTATTAGCTATTTGAGTTTGTTGTTCAGCACTAAATTTTGTTAAGTCTATATTTGCTACTGTTGCAGCATTACTTACAGCGGTCTGCTGGTCCAAATTAAGCTGAGTTAAACTCATTTGCTGCGCTATCTGCGCCTGTAGCTTATTTGTTTCTAAGGTTTTATTTAAGTTTGAAAGTTCTGTTTGCTGAGCAACAGTAAGATTTTCCGAAGCTGCTTGGTTAAGTGCTGATAAATTAGCTAATCGTATTTGCTGCTCATTACTCAGATTTGCTTTTCTCATGTCCTGTGTAAGGGCAGCGTTCTTAGCCATAAAATCGGAAGCTACTTGAAACTCTGCAAGTCTTTCTTGATTTACAGCAGATTGGTCCGCTCCAGCACGTTGGGCATCTATCTGAAGATTTGCCAACTGAACTTGCTGTTCATTACCTAAATTTTGAGCAGCCATCGATTGACGGCTTTGTAAATTAAGAACAGCCGATTGCTGAAGATTTTGTAAATTTTGAAGTCTTGATTGCTGCTGCTGATTTGCAGAAAGAAGTGTAGCGTCCTGTTTAAATTGACTTTGCATCGTCGCCATCTGTTGCGCATTTGCAGCCGACTGAGACTCAGCAGTTTGTCTATTTGCGAGGTTTGCCATGCGACGTTGCATATCTTGAGTGGCTTGCGCCATGTTAGCCTGTTGCTGATTTGTTAAGTTCTGAGATGCACGTTGCTGCAAAGCTTGTGCATTACTTTGAGCTAAAGGTAATGAACTTTGAATAATAGCATTAAACAAAGAATCTCGTCCGACTGAAGAAATAGATAAACCTCTTTCTGCCATTTGCTGATTTACTGCGGCAACTGCTGGTCTTGCCCAAGAGGGAGTTACTCCGCTGTCCATTCCTGCTAGTAAAGACTCTAACTGAACAGAGACTAAAGCTTCTGTGGGTAAAGCTGCGATAGCTGCCTGAACTTCCACAGGCTGACTATCTATCTGAGCTTCTACAGCAGCGGGGTTTTCTACAATAGCTGCACTTATATCAGAAGGAAGGTCACTAATCTCTGCAACCATCGTCTGTGCGGCTGCTATAGCGGCTGTTCCAGTAACTTGCCGCTGCTGTGCTGCTTCGTAACCTACCACTTCTATAATTTGAGCGGCAACCGCGTCAGCAGCAGTCCCAGTGATAGCTGCTCTTTGTTTCTTTTCAGCATCGGGAGTAGCAGCTACTATTACTTCTTGACCCGTAACTTTATCTATTTGGGACCGTGTATCCTCACTAAAATCTACAATCGCTGCTTGTGCTGCTTCCTCTTGCTGAGAATCTCTTGTCGCTGCTTGAGTAGTTGTTAACTGCGCAACGTCAGCTTCTGCTTTTCTTGTTACCTCTTTCTGTGCCGCTTTTGTAGTGGCTAAATCTCCAGCCTGAGCAGCATCAAACTTTGAGGCCGCAAAATCTGCTTGCTTTTGAGCCTCTTGCGCGGAAGCCGCAGTTGTCTCAACGGAAGATGGGGCTACATCTGTTGGTCTAGCTAATTTTTCTCGGTCTTCCAATTTCTGAATTTGGCTATCCGCTGTTATAGTACCCTCTGAACTAGTTTTTTCAACATCAATAGCGAAAGCTTCACGTAACCCAGTTACGTCCTCTTTGGAAGGCTCAGCACCTCGAATGTTAACCTGAGTTTGTTTTCCGTCAGGTCCAGTAACAGTCGTACTCTGACGTGGGGTACCTGTGATATCTACTTCAGGTATAACTTCTTTTTTAGGTGGAGGTGTGTAACCAGGGGATGCGGCTGCTTGGGCGGCTTGTGATTTTTTGAACTCATTAAATTCTTTGGTGAGCTTAGTTAGTGCAGCATTCTGAGCTGCTACTTCTGCTGCTGCTCCTACTCCCCCATCGGTGCTACCCCCCGAGCCGCTGTAGCCGTGACCAAGATTGCTGCCCATTCCCGAAGCACCAGCGCCAGTATCACGCGCACCACCACTACCCGGACCCTTTTGACCACCACCACCTTTTTCATATCTTACTCGTTTTTTCGAAGCTCTACGTCTTGGCATTTTATAATATTCCTATGTTTATATATGATAAGTTAATATTGTAGTTATACAGGTCAACATTGAAACCACAATAAGCCAAGCTAGTTTTTCCCATCTTGCCGCATGGTTTTTTGTAGCACTCTTTAATTCTCGAAGTTCAACAATAGCCTCAGCCCATCTTATACCACACTCTTTTTCGTGTTTTGCAATTCTGTCGAGTGCCTCTAATGCCATTTCTTCTACTAGTTTATCGCGTGAAAATCTAGTGAGGTCGCTGGACGTTCCAATTGGTTTAGACATTCTATTCCTGTTAAAAAGAATGTTCTCTTCTTCGTGCATTAAACCGTCTCATTGTCACTCAAATAAATATCGTTTGCACCACCTGCTGTTTTAGGAGGATTTGGATTTTCAACATCGTTAGCCCCTCCGCTAATTGAAGGTGCTGCCGAAAGATAAATAGATGTGTCAGCTACGCTAGATACTTCTGGTGAATAAATATCATTTGCGCCACCTGAGACAACTGAAGTTGGTGCGTGTAGCCTGTCCATTGCTGCTGGCTGCATACCACTCTTAGGGTATGGAAACTTTTCTCCGTACATTTTAGGCATTTTTGTATCTCCAATTTAATTGTAAAATTATTCATCATTCGGGATTCTTACTTTAATTTCAGTCTGCCAATCCACCCAAGTTGTAGTGCTGTTCTTGGCGTCATTTGTGTTTCTTATTAACTTGATTGTTTAGTTTTACTAATCTGCATCTGCAATTGAGATTTCGCCATCATCTAACAATATTTTAATAATAGCATAATCAACATTTGATTCCTTAAGAGGAACTGTATATTTCACATCATCAACTATCATCTCAATCAGACAAACTTCGCCTGTGTGAAAATGGTTGATGTATTTAAAAGTTCCTGTTTTGATTTTAGTTTCGTTCATTATAATCTGTCCTTATAAGTCCGCTGATGCTGAATGCCCTGCATCAAAAAAAGCATAGCCACCTACTCTATAACAATCTATTCTATTTTTGGATACTCCCTGTGCTGTGCTAGATGAATTTACTCCTGTAACAGTCGGGTCAGCTCTCATGGTTGTCGGAAACCAAACAGTTGCATAGTCAGCAGCAGAGTCTGCACCAAATCCACCATAAACAACATCTTCACCCTTATAGAAATACCGCTGGCACAAAGCTAATTCTTCACCATAACTTCTTGATTCAAAGACGGTAGCAGCTGTCCCAATTTCCATCTGAACACCAGTAATAAAGAACGTCCGTGATGTAGCGTCAAAGATAGAAGTTGCGTCGTCTACAGCGTAGCGAGTAGTTTGTGCGTAGTCTGCCCAAGTATTTACAACGAACGTACCTGAACTATAATCAGAACCAGCATGAAGCCAGAAATTTAAACTAAGGCTATTTGCATTATCATCATCTAGTGGGTCTGAAGTATCGGCAGCAAACGTAAGCTCTATCCGATTCCAAGAAGTTGTTACTGCAAAAGATTGATTGATAGTTCTGCCGTTGTCCCAGTCCTGAAGTTCACATACATAAACAGCAGAGGCATTACCTTTAACATAAAAACTAACGGTTACTTGTTTTGCAGTAGCAGTTCCCTTTTGTAATTGCTGTACGTCTTGACCTTCTATTCTTTGAGTCAAAATGGTGAATTCACCGGCTGCTATAGATGTGTCAGCAGTAGTGGTTGTTAATTTAATACAGTTAGCAAATCCTGCGGGGCCATCAGCAGTTTGCGCCATTGTCAATTCTCCTGCTGTGCCGCCCGAATGAAAGCGCCATCTATCTAATGTAAAGTAACCCGAAGCTGCACCTAACCCTGTATCTGACGCACCACGCTGAGCCACTTTCATCTCACCGTTGAGGATATAATTTCTTCGCCCGCCAATCTGGCCGCTGATGCTATTAAGTTGTGCTGTGGTGCTTGTAACCCCATCGAGAATATTCAGTTCCGCTGCGGTGCTTGTAACACCGTCCAGTATATTGAGTTCAGCAGCGGTACTTGTCACCCCATCAAGAATATTTAGTTCTGCTGCTGTGCTTGTTACACCATCAAGAATATTCAGTTCCGCTGCGGTGCTTGTCACACCATCAAGAATGTTCAGTTCAGCAGCAGTGCTTGTAACCCCATCGAGAATATTCAGTTCCGCTGCGGTGCTTGTGACATTTGTACCACCTATATCTAATGTAGTCATTGAGACTTCACCAGCAACTGTGGCTATTCCTGAAGCTACTGTTATTAAATCTGTATCACCCGTATGGCCTATTGTTGAACCATTAATAATAACATTATCAACTGTTAAGGTTGTAAGAGTTCCTAGTGAAGTTACATTGCCTTGGGCAGCAGTTGCGAGTGTGCCAGCTATAGTTCCTCCAGAAACATTTATACCAGCACTAAACACTGGTATTTGATTCATAGTGACTACACCACCGGATGAAATAGCTATAGCGTCTACATCGCTTGCTGAACCGATATTACCAGCATCAGGAATAATAAGTGAACCAGAAGAACCATTTAAAGTTAAAACACCTGTCGAACTTAACTTCATTTTTTGTGCGGCTGTTTCACTTGCCCCCGTTGCAAAAACTAATGAAGTAGCATTGTTAGTTGAGCTAAAAGTTCCTTCTGAAAGTGCTGATATTTCTGCTCCAACAAGTTGCGCGTCACCCGTAGAGCTTTCATCTGGAGCTTGAAAAAATATTCGTCCAAGATAATCATTTTGTACTATATCAGTTTCACCTGTTTGTAAGGTTAAAATTAGTGCTTTATCATCGGCATCCGTAACTTGTTTTATATTTAATCCTTGGTCAGCTACATGTGTGATGGTGACATCTTGGTCAGCACCCAGCTTAATAACTGCCGAATCACTATCCAATACAATATCATCGCCAATCCACATATCTTTAGTAACACCAATACCACCAGCCACAGTCAATGCAGCAGTTCCTATAGCACTAGCTTCTGTAGTAGCCGATAAAGACACAACTCCAGCAGAAGATATTGCTATTGCATCTGTATCAGAAGCGCTTCCAATATTTCCTGCATCAGGTATAACAATACTACCACCAGTGGTCATTAAACCTCCACCAGTATATGTTCCTGCGGCAGTTACGTTTGCGCCACTAAAAGTAAGAGCAGTCGTTGTTCCAGATTTTATAATAAGATTACCGGAAGTATTTGTTGCGCTACCAAAGGTCGTACCAGCATCTTTAAAGATTACGTCAGCACCATCAGTGTCTAATATAATATCTCCAGCAGAATCTAAAGTAATTGTAGTACCATCTGCTTCAAAAGTTCCGTCAGCAGTTATTGTTATATTCGCTGCCGCAGCCGCTGCATCCGTTGTGACAATACTAAGTGTTCCATTTGTTCCAGTAGTAAATACCGCAGTATCACTTGACGAGCCTGTCATTGTTACTACTTTGCCGTCAATAGCAACATCATCTACGGTAAGTGTGGTAAGAGTTCCAAGACTTGTTATGGCTGATTGAGCAGCAGTAGTTACGGTAGCTGCTGTTCCACTAGCGTTTCCTGTCACATTGCCTGTTAAAGCGCCCACAAAAGCCGTAGAAGTAATTGATGTTGCACCTGTAACTACTCCAGCATCTACGCTAATTGTACCATCTAACAAAATTGCAGAGCCAGCAGCAGGTTCAATATTAATTGCTGCACCGGCATCTAAAGTTAATACTCCAGCAGAATCAATATCAACTGTACCGTCCGCAGTGATTTGAATATTAGCGGCTGCGGCAGCATCATCAGTTGTGACAATACTAAGTGTTCCGTTAGTGCCAGCAGTAAATACCGCAGTATCACTACTCGAACCCGTCATTGTTATGACTTTGCCGTTTAGGTCAATATCATCTATAACAGCTTGAGTTATTGCACTGTTTGTTCCTAATGTTGCTCCATCTATAGAGCCACCATTAATATCAATCGTACTAAAAGTATCTATTGCACTTTCAAAATAAGTTTCAAAGTCAGTAAGCGCAACTTGCTTCATCGTTCCTGCATCATTTACTATAACCCTATCCGCGTCCGCGAGAGTCGTACTGCTTGCACTTGTATCGCCGTCTATAATATTAATCTCTGCTGCGGTGCTTGTTATACCGGAAAACGCATTTAGTTCTGCTGCGGTTGTTGTTACTGCTGTGCTTCCTATTACTAAGCCGCTCGCAGGAACGACTAATCGCGCAGCTCCACCAAGAATTAAATCGTCGGCTGATGTATCCCAAAGCATGTAAGCACTTGCTGTGTCACCAAAAAACTTAACGTCATAACCAGTATCGTCTACACCTACCGTAACCGTTGCGTCAATTTGAACGGCTCCATCGATGTCTACAGCGTCTAAATTTGTAGTCCCATCGATGTCAGCGTTTCCGCTTATATCTAATGTAGCCGCATCCAACTCGCCAGATATAGTAATATTTGTTCCACCTGTTATAGCGCCATTCATTGCGACAGCACCATTAATGTCAATTGTAGTGGCAGTCAATTCAATTTCAGTATCGCTTACGAGGTCTAACACGCCATCAGCACTCTGGTAAATATAAGTTCCGCTATCTCCAAACTGTAGTTGGTCGGTACTCGAAAGAAGTAATCCTGTGTCCACTACGTGCGTCAAAGAAACATCTTGGTCATCACCAAAATTAATTACCGCGCCATCCGCAAGAAAAAGGTCACTAAACTCTAACGCAGATGTGCCAAGAGCTGCACCGTCAGAAGCATCAGGTACAAAGGCGGTAGTCGCAGTTATTGTGGTACCTTGAATAGTGCTAGCGCCTGTAAGCGCACCCGTGACTCCGAGTGTAGTGCCAATAGTTGCAGCCGCATCTACCGTGAGTGTATCTGTTGTTATCGTGCCATCAAAGTACGCATCTTTAAACTCTAAAGAAGATGTTCCTAAGTCTACGTCGTTATCTGTAACTGGTGAAATAACACCATCCTGAAATCTAACTTGCTCTACAGCGGAGCTTGAAACTTGTACAAACACTCCCCAACGATTATTTGTACTGTCTGCTACAATTTTGTTTAGAAAGTCTTGGTCGCCTATCGTATGAATATTGCCGCCTTCAGCGGTAGTCCCATCGTGTCGATGACCCGTTGTTCCAGAAGAAGCATAAGCAAAAGCATTTAAGAGTTGATTATACTCATCATTAAATAACGCCGCAGTTATTGTATCTCCATCTGAAAATGAGCTTTGTCTTGTGTAACTAGTAGCCATTCAAATTATCTCCTGTTCGTCGGGGTGTAGTCTATGTAAAGACCATTAACAGCATAAGGAGCACTTGTGTCGTTTGTTCTAATTCTATAACTAGATGCAAAGCCACTTCCTTGTACTGCCTGTCTCACCATAGGGTCAATAGTTCCTCCAAATGTTCCTGTATTTAGCACAGCAGAACCAAAAAGAGAAGGCAGAGGAATAGTATTTAGACTATAATCGGGAGGTTGAGGTCTGTCAGTATCTTCATAGTCATATCTCACTCTTAAAGTAGGAGTAACCTCACCCTCTGGACTTACAGAAACTTTAACATAGTTTAAAGTTTTTTGAGTTCCAAAGTCTCCAAAATCATAATTAGGTGTTACATAGGTTGCTCTGATATTTGCTGCGGAACCTGCATGATAAAAAGAATTTCCAGAATCATGCACATATATGTAACCATCACTATCACCATGATATACTTTTTCTATACCTGCGGAACTGAAGCCTGATGAAACTGCTCGGCATTGAATACCTTTTGTTTCTGCCCACGCAAAACCCTCACTTGTCAGCGACCCAATAATACCTTTAGCGGCTGCGGAATTTTCTGTAGTAGTCGTATAAAAAAGTCTGTATTGCGATTTATTTCGAAGAACTACACTATCAATTACATAAGTATTACTATTCTTAGCTATGTTGTTTACTATAGATTGAATCTGACGACTTACTGAACTAAGTTCTACATCATCAATTCGAACTGTTCCTGCCACCGTTCTGATACCATCAGGGCTTAAAAAAACTAGGTCACCTCCAATTTCTTGTATACTATGATTATCTAAACAACCTACATTTTTTGTTATAGGTGTTACGACAATAGTTGAGCTGTTATTAATATTTTCTAATTTATAAATACTGTTCCAACAAAACACAATAAGGTCATTTCGAAATGAACGAATACCTATAACTTTATCATCTAGTTTAATTGTACCTGAACCAGTGCTTGTAAAATCATCTATATCATCTGTACCACTATAATAAATTGTATTCAAGTTATTACTGTCTCCCGCGACAATTAAATGTCTATCGTGGATAATACAGGTTTTAGGATATACCGTACCAGATACTGTAATTTCTTT